AAGAGGTAGAGTTTAGAGGAAACTATGAGACAGATGGATTTATTTATGTTAGACAAACTCAACCTTTACCTTTTACAATTTTATCGTTATACCCAAGACTACAAACAAATGATGGATAATATGTTATATATAATACCTTACACAAAAGAACATGGAAAAATAATATTATCATATCAGATGAATCATAAAATATTAGAAGCAGATAGAAAATATATTAACATTGAAGGTGATGCTATGAATTTAGAAGAAAATAATTTAGCTTTTACAGGTATGGTTGGTAAAAAACCTATTTTTGCTGCAGGTATGAAAATAATTTGGGGTCAAGTTGCTGAAGGTTGGGTTATAGCATCAAGTGATATGTGGAATCATCCTTTATCAGTTGCTAAAGCAATTAAAAAAGATTTTGCTAGAGTTGCTAAACAACATAATATAAAAAGAGTTCAAACTGCAATTAGAAAAGATTTTACTCAAGGTCAAAGATTTGCAGAATGGTTAGGTTTAGAGAACGAGGGTTTAATGAAACACTATGGCTTTGATGGTACAGATCAATATAGATATGCGAGGATATTTTAATGTCAGCACTTATTTCAGCAGCACCTTATATTGTAGCAGCAAGTTCTATAATGCAATTTCAAGGACAAGGAACGATTGGTAAATTTAATCAAGATGTTAATGAAAGAAATGCTAAAACTTTAGAAAATCAAGCATTACAAATAGAAAAAAAAGCTGAATTTGATGTAGCTCAATTTAATAAAAAATTTAGACAAATAGAAGGTGAAACAAAAGTAAATCTTGCTAAATCTGGTGTAGAATTAGGTAGTGGTAGTGCATACAATATAGAATTAACAAATGCTTTTGAAGCACAATTACAAGAACAATTAATATCTTATAATGCAAAAGTTGCATCAGCAAATAAAAGAGAAGAAGCAATCTTTGCAAGAATATCTGGTCAAATAGCTAGACAAAAATCAAAACTTGCACAGATTGGAACTGTAGCATCTTTTGGAACAACTTTATTAACAATGGGTGGTGGTTCATCATATGCTAATAATTATTATAACCCACCAAGTGTTACATAATGCCAAAAATACCTAAATTTCAAGCAGAAGGCTCACTTACTCAATTAGAGGGAACTACTACTAATATTCAAATGGATTTAAATCAAACTCTTGGTAGTGCATTAAAACCAGCAACAGCTGCTCTTGTTAAATTTAAAATAAAAGAAAATGATCTACAAAATAAAACAGAAGCATTAAAATTAGAAAATAATTTTATTAATGAGATGCAATCTGTTTATGAAAAAGCAAATGTATTATCTAATAAAGAACAAGCACAAAATATAATACAAAATGAATCAAACGCATTAATACAAAAATTTGCTGCACAAGCAAGTAACAATTCTACTAAAACTTTATTTAGCAATTATGCTTTAGCTGAAGTGCAAAAAGGAATGTTTAGAAATAATACCGCAGTATCAAAAAATATTTTAACCGAACTAGATAATGGTGTTAATTTAAAAAAAGAAAGATTATTAACAACTGCTTTTTTAGCAGAAGGTGGATTTGACTATAGTGTTTTAGAAACAGATTTAGCAGAACTTTATACATTTGCTTATAAAAGAAAAATTCCTAATGCTCAATTAAAAACATTAATAGATAGTATTCCAGGTGAAATAGAAGCATATGAAGCAACAAAAAATATTACTGATGATCCTAAAGACGCATTAACAAAATTATTAAATAAAGATTTTTATCCAAACTTAACTTTAGAAAATAGACAAAAATTAATAACAAATGTAAAAAATGTTTTACTTCCAGAAATTGATAATGATTGGAAAAATTATGTAGCTGCAGCGGCTCTAGGTAAAGAGCCTGTGCCATTTGATATGGATTTTGCTAAAAAAGTTTTACCTGCAGATACAGTAACTGAAATGGAAAACCAGCTAGAAACAATAGATGATACTATTGGTAAAGTAAAAATTTTAAATTCAATTAATTCTAAAGATTTAAAAACAACTATAGAACAATATCAATTAGAAATAGATGCTAAAGTTAAAGCAGGTGCTATTGATTTTTTAATTGGTGAAGAAAAGAAAGAGTATTATAATAATATTGTAAATAACAGACAAGAATTATTATCAACTGATCCTGTAAAATTTATTATAGATACAAATGAAGATATAAAAACTGCTGTAGAAACTATTGAATCAACAGAAGATTTAACACAACAAAATATATTAGAATCTGAATTAGCAACAGCTTTAATACAAATTCAAAAAGATTTAGGTGTGCCAAATTATAATCAAAAAGTTATGACTTCAGATCAATCAAAGTCTTTTGTTTTTAGATATAAAAAAAGTGATGAAAAAACTAGAATAGCAATGTTACAAGGTTTAGATTTACAGTTTGGTGATCTAAACAATAAAGCATTTCAACAATTATTAAATGATGGTTTGCCAGAAACAGCTATACTTTCAGCTTATTTTCAAAATAGAGAAATAACAGAAGCATTTTTATCTTTTGATTCTAAAGAAAAAAGAAAAGAACTAAAAGATTTTGCAAAACAAAATGGTGTTAAGTTTGATAAATTAACAAAAGATATAAGAGGCAATAAGGCTATAAGACTTTTTGAAGATATAGTTGCAACAAATACTGGAGCAAATAGTGCAGAAACTTTAGAACAAATGAACAGTATTACAGAAATATTAACTTATTATACGTTAAATGAAATGTATACTAATAGTGATACTAACGAAGTTAAGGCAAGAACAAAAGCAATAGGACTTATTAAAGAAAATTTCCAAATAGAAGATACATATTATATTCCTAAAATATGGGATGGTAAAAAATTATTAGATAGTCATCTTGATATTATTGTTGCAAAAACAGAAATAATTAAAGATCATTATTTAGATCAATGGGGTGCGGTAGCTTTTGGGTCAATGAAAGATGACACTCTTACGATAGATATACAAAGTGAGTTTGAAATTAACATGAAAGATAATGGTGAGTGGAGAAATACATCTGATGGTGAAGGTTTAATATTTGGTATTGTACTTGCTGATGGAGAATTTGCTCCTGTAAAAAATGCTAATGGTGATTTTTTAGAATTTAATTTTGACAATGATCAATATATCTTGCCAGGAACTGACATAAAATTAAATATGACTTTAAATGATTTAGTGCCAGATAATGATGATCAAGCTGCATTACCTTCTGATAATTTAATTTTTGACGAAAATTCAAAACCTAGGTTTGCTGGTTTAGTTGAAACTAATAAATTTTTTAATTATGTAAAAAAGAAAGAAGGACCATTCTTTGAATCTGCAACTATAGCAACTGAAGGTGAAGTAAATTATACTATAGGATTTGGAAGAAGTAATGCAGATATAAAAAAAGGTGATACAGCAGATTTAAAAAAATCTGAACAAATGTTATTAGAAGATATTGAAAGTAGAATACCAGAAATAATTAATGCAATACCAAAATTTGATACTTTTTCTGATGAATTACAACAAGCATTATTCTACGAATGGTTTAGAGGTTCTTTAGTTCAATCTGATGAAACAAGAAAATTAATTAATGCAGGTAAATTTTCTGAAGCTGCAAAAGAATTTTTAAAAAATGATGAATATAGAAATGCTAGAAAAAATAAAAGATCCGGTGTCATATCTCATTTTGAATTAACAGCAAAACTTCTTAATAAAGAAGGAACTATTTAATGGCTCAATTAGCATTTAGATTAAAAACAGATGAGACAGCACAAGAAAATGGTTACGATAGATATGAAAAAAATTTATTAGAAACTTTAGGTGCTATTGCTGCAGATAACTGGGAGTACAATCCTTTAGAAGCAACAAAAACTCATAGGTCTATTAATGCTGCTACTACTGAATCTATTAGAGGTGGTGATGTTAAGGTTGATAGAAACGAATTAAATGAAGAATATAACGATTTAGGATTATATTTTAAAGAAGATGAGTTTCAATCAGTTGTTGATATTATGGTTGAAAAAAAAGAAGCTGAAAGAGAAAGACAAAGTATTATTCAAAGAGGACCAGCAGGATCTTGGAATCCTTTTTCTGCTGGGTTTTATGTAGGTGCTGCTAAATTTGGAACAGGTTTAGCTGTTAGTATGCTTGACCCTATTAATATTGGAGCTTCTTTTATACCTGTGTTTGGACAGGCAAGATTTGCTGTTTTAGCTGCAAGACAAGGTTTGCGAACTGCCAGACTAACAAGAGGTGTAGTAGAAGGTGCTGTTGGTGCAGCATTAGTTGAACCAATAGTTTATAGTGCTGCTAAAAGAGTACAAGCAGATTATGGTGCAGCAGATAGTTTACTCAACATTGCTTTTGGATCAATACTTGGCGGTGGACTTCATGTAGGTGCAGGTAAATTAAGAGATATTAAAACAGTTGCTAAATACAAAAATTTTAGAAAAAAAGTAAATGAAGTTAGAAAAGAAACTGGCATAAAATCAGATGAAGTAGAACCAGAACTAACTAATGAACAAATTTTATTTAGAGAATATTATGGAGAGACTTCAGACTTTATGTTGAAGTTAGAAAAAACAGATCCAAGAACTAGAAAATTATTGTTAGAAAAATCTTTAGGAGATTTATTATTAGATGAACCTGTAGATGTTGGTCCAATAGTAAATGCTGATCCAGTATTAAGAACTACAGAAAACAGTATACCAACAGTAGAAAGAAATAATCAACCAAGATTAAAATCAGATGAAGTAGAATTAAATACTGCAGAACAAAATGTTTCAAGAAGAAATGAAACAGAAACTGATGCTGAAATTGACACACTAAACACTCAATTAGAAACTATTAGAAACAATCAGAAAGATGCAAACTTTAAATTTCAAAGAGGAGAACAAGATTCTGAATTAAAAACTGCAACAGAAGAATTAGACGAACTTAATACAAAGAAAAAAGAATTAGATGAAGCGGTAGCAGATTTTATTAACTGTAGGAATGGTAGGTAATTATGGCAGATAAGTGTTTGATAAGAGTAGAAAATTTATTAAAAAAATCTTCTATTGCTGGAACTAAAAAAGAAGAGATAGTAAGTTTAATTAAACAATCTATAGCAGAAAAAAAATTAAGTAACATTGACGAAGTTAATGTAGATGCTGTTGCTAAAGATTTATCAGAACAAATTAAATTACAAAAAAAAATAAATAAAAGAAATGCTATAGAAAATGAAATTAAAGTTAGAAGATTAACAGAATTAGTTTTAACTGAATTTGCAGATGATCCATTAGAAGGTTTAACTGCAATAATGGTAGGTTCTAACAATAGAGTTGCTGCAGCAAGAGCTTCTGCCGCTGTACAACAAAATGCAACTGTCAATCAGTTGATTGCTGGATTTAATGCTAAATTAAGAGCTGCAAAAGTAGACGATTTATTTGACAAAGGTTTAGATGGAATATCAGAAGCTGAAGTACAAAAAAGAGTTACAAGAACTATGTATGAGTTAAGTGCAGAACGAACAGAGATAGAAAAGAGATCCGGAACAAAACCTCCTGTAACAGAAACTAATCCAGATATTATAAAATTAGCAGAAATAATGGAAAGTTATTCTGAAATGATCAGACAAAAATTAAATGATAGAGGAGCTAATATTCAAAAGCTATGGGGATATATTGTAAAACAATCACACGATCCAGCAAGTATTAGAAATGCTGCAGCTATTTTAGGTGTAAAAAATATTGAAACTGATCCATCTTTAAAATTAAAAAGAGATATAAATTACAATAGAAATTTTTTAGCATGGAAAAATTTTGTAATGGAAAAATTAGATACTGATAGAACTTTTGCAAATACAGATAATGTTGATGAGTTTATGATAGATGTTTATAATTCTTTAGTAGGTAATAAATATTTAATTGCAGATGGTGTAGCTAATTCTTATGGCACAAGAACATCACAAGATGTAGCAAAAGGTTCTAAATTTAAAAGAGTATTACATTTTAAAACAGCAGATGATTGGTTTGATTATAATGATAAATTTGGTGTTGGTAACTTAAAAGAATCTTTTTTTTCTGGTTTACAAACCGCAGGAAGAAACCTTGGAATAATAGATGCTTTAGGTACAAAACCTAAAGAAAATATGGACAAAATTAGATTTGCTGTACACGATAGATTAAAAAAACAAGGTAAAGATGTTGGTAGTATTAAAAACTTTCGTAAATTAGATAAATACATGAAAGTTATAGATGGATCTATTTATACTGTAGAAAATTTTGGTGTTGCAAGATACTCGGCAATAGCAAGAACTTTAGCATCTATGGCAAGACTAGGTGGTGCAACAATTTCTGCATTAGCGGATGTGGGTATTTATGGTTCAGAAGTAAGATACCAAGGTAGAAATTTTTTAAGTGGAATGTTTGAAGCATTATCTAGCTTGGCTAGAATTAAAAACACAAAACAAAAAAAAGAAATAGCAGAAATGTCCGGTTTTATAAATGACAACACTATTTATGATATGTCTGCAAGACACCAAGTTGGTGATAATTTAAATAAAGGTTGGACTAAAGCTCAAAGAACATTTTTTAAATTAAACTTACTTTCTTGGTGGACTAACAGTTTAAAAGAAGGATCAATGTTAGGATTATCAAATTATTTTGCTAAACAAAAAAATTTAGAATTTAAAAATTTAAACAAACAACTACAAGAATTATTTACTGTATATGATATTAATCCTACTAAATGGGATGTAATAAGAAAAACTGCAATGGAAAAAGCAGATGATGGTAAGGAATTTATTAACATTGCTTTGTTAGATGAAATGTCTAATGCTGATATAAAAAAAATTACAGGATTAGAAAAAATGACAGAAAGACAAATGAGAATAGAAAAAGAAAAATTTAAAGCAGCAGTATCTGGAATATTATTAGATAGATCAATTTATGCAGTAATTGAACCAGATGCTAGAGTAAAAGGTTTTATGACAAGAGGTGCATTAGCAGGAACAGGTGCTGGTGAAGCTATTAGATTTTTTGGTCAGTTTAAAGCATTTCCTATTTCTATTGTACAAAAAGTTTTGGGTAGAGAATTAGATTATTTTAAAGGTAGAAAACAAGGAGATTTAGGTAGAGGTATAAGAGGTATGGGAGCATTAATGGTAACTTCTGCAATGCTTGGATATATGTCTATGACTATAAAAGACTTACTTAAAGGTAGATCACCAAGAGATATAACTAAACCTAAAACAATAATGGCTGCTTTATTACAAGGTGGTGGATTAGGTATATATGGTGATGTATTATTTAATGAAGTTAGAGATAAATTTGCTTTATTAGGTGGACTTGTTGGACCAATAGGTGTAACGACAGCAGATGTTCTAATGGCTATAAAACATGGAACTAGATTAGAATTTAGCAAAGCATCTAAATCAGCTTATGATGCTGTAACAGCAATGATACCTTTTTACAATCTATTCTATATAAAGAGTGCATTTGACTACATGATAGGGTATCAGATTATGGAAACTATAAAACCAGGTATATTAGAAAGGATTGAAAACAGAATGGAAAAAGATTATAATCAACATTTTTTATTTACAAAACCATCAACTTTGTTTAAAGGTTTTAATTAGTTATGACAGTATCAAGTACAACAGTAAAAAATTCATATTCTGGTAATTCAAGCACAACAGCTTTTGCCTACACATTTAAAATATTTGCAGACACAGATTTACAAGTAATTATCAGATCCTCTACAGGAGCTGAAACAACCAAAACTCTAACCACGCACTACACAGTATCTGGTGCTGGAGATGCGTCAGGTGGTAATGTTACATTT